AGGATCTGAACATCCGGCTCACTGAAGCTGAGATTGAATCTGCCGAGAAAGCCTCCAAGGCGCTGGGCCGCATGCGGGCCGAGCACAACTTCGTCGCCCAGACCATCGTCACGGCCGCGCTTCCTGCACTCGAAGACTTGGTGGGCGAGCTCAAAGCCGTGATGCTGGGCACGCACAACACGGCTGAGGCCATGGTCAAGCTGCGAGACGATGGCACGCTCAAGACCTGGGCGCAGGACACAGCGTATGGCATTGCCATCGTGATCGATGCGCTGCGTGGTGTGATCCAGATGGCCAAGGCGGTCATGGGCAGCTTCGAGGCGGTCTGGGCCGACATCGAGTTGCTCGGCACCTTTTTGGCCGGTGGCAAGGGCTTGAACCCGTTCTCCGAGGAGAACCAGGCCACCCTCAAGACCGCATTGGAAAAACGCAATGCGATCGTTGAAAAGGCCAACCAGACCTATGTTGACCTCTGGAAGATGCCTTTGCTCGCTGATGCGGTCAAGGAGCGTTTCGATGCGATCAACAAGGGGGAAACCGAGGCTGCGTCCGAAGCCAAAAAGCCCAAGCTGAACTACAACTCGGCCACTGGCGCGCTCACTGCAGCGGCCATGGCCAAGATTGAGAGCGACATCAAGCAGCTGCAGAGTCTGACCGATGTGGAAACGGGCCTTCTGAAGGACCGGCAAAAGATCATCGACCTCTATGAGGGGCAGGGATACATCAGCTACAAGGAGGCGAGTGAAGCCCGGCTGAACGTTCAGCAGGAATTCACGGACCGCCTGGGTGAGTTGTATGCGCAGGAAGAGTCCATCTTGAAGCGTGGCCTGGCCACCGTGGCCAAGACAGCCCAGGACAAATTGAAGCTCCAGGACAAGCTTTCGGAAATCACCCTGCGCCGAGAAAAGCTCGAGCGTGAAGCCCAGCAGTCCAATCTGGAGCGCGAGATCAAGCTGCCGGGTGAAACACTCAAGGACCTGCAGGAGCAGGTAGCCAGAAGCCAGGGTCAGCTGCGATCGACCGAAGAGCAAATCAAGGTTCTGCGTGAGACCGGTTCGATCAGCGAGATCGATTCGCTGAAACGGTTGTCGGCTGCCAGGCGCTCCAGTGCCGATGAGCTGGCGGATTTCGCGGCCAAGGCCAGAGAACTGGTGGAGGCCACGCCTGGCAACGACAAGTTGGCCGAATCGTTTCGGCGCATCGAGGAGGCCGCCCGTCAAGCAGCCGATGGGGCGACCTTGCTGGGTCAACGGGCCCTTGAGTTGTCAGATCCCGGTGCGGGGTTCTCCAAGGCGCTTCGCACCCTGGGTGAAGAAACCGAGCAGGTGGGCAAGCAGATGGAGGCAGTGACCACCAAGGCCTTCAATGGAATGACGGATGCGCTCACCAACTTCGTGATGACGGGCAAGCTCGACTTCAAGTCGCTGGCCACCTCCATCATCTCTGACCTGATCCGCATTCAGATTCAGCGTGCCATCACGCTGCCCTTGGCCAAGGCTCTGGGCAGCATGTTCGGGTTTGCCGATGGCGGGATCATGACCTCAGCAGGCCCCTTGCCCTTGCGGGCCTACGCCAGTGGCGGTGTGGCCACCACGCCTCAGCTGGCCGTCTTTGGCGAGGGTTCCATGGCCGAGGCCTATGTGCCGTTGCCTGATGGTCGCTCGATCCCTGTCACGATGAATCAGTCCTCGTCAGGAGGCGGCGATGTGTTCAACATCTCGGTGAATGTGGCTGAGGGTGGGGTGACCAGCAGCGCAGGGCAGGGCAAAGACTTGGGGCGGGCGATTTCCAGTGCGGTGCGCCAGGAGCTGCTCAACCAAAAGCGGGCCGGTGGTCTGCTGGACCCGCGTCGGCAGTGATGTATTGAAGGATTCTCATGGCGACGTTCACATCGACATTTACGTGGACGGCCTCGATTGGGGCATCCCTCACCCTCAAACCCAATGTCCGTAAGGTCTCCTTTGGGGATGGGTACGAGCAGCGCCTGGCCTTTGGCATCAACACCCAACCGGAGATCTGGTCCCTGGAATTCAGGGGTAAATCAACGGCCGAGGCGGCTGCCATCGACAACTTCCTGCGTGCCCGTGGGGCGGTTCAGTCATTCGACTGGACTACCCCGAGCGGCATTGTTGGCAAGTTCCTTTGTGAGGAGTGGAGCCGCAGCATCGAAGAACCCAATCTGGAAAACATCCACGCCACGTTCCGGCAGGTGTTTGATATGTCATGACCAGCCAAGCGATTACTTCAGAAATTCAGAGACTGGCCCCGAGTGCGGTCATCGAGCTTTTTGTGCTCGACCTGTCCCTATTCAACGAGGGGGTGGTGAGGTTTCATGCCGGAACCAATGAGCTGCGTCAGCAGGTGGTCTGGCAGGGCAACACCTATGAGCCGTTTCCCATCCAGGCCGAAGGCTTTGAATTCAACGGCAACGGCCAGGTGCCGCGTCCCAAACTCAAGGTGGCCAATGTCACAGGCAGCATCACCGCACTCATCCTGTCCTATCAGGACCTGGTGGGGGCCAAAGTCACCAGAAAGCGCACGCTCCTTAAATACCTGGATGCGGTGAACTTTGCCTCTGGGTCCAACTCGACAGCAGACGCCACCGCTGAATTCGCGGAGGACGTGTATTTCATTGACCGCAAGTCCCGGGAAACCCGGGATGTGGTCGAGTTCGAGTTGGCTGCCGCCTTTGATCTGGAAGGGGTGTCATTGCCCCGGCGCCAGATCGTGCAAAACGTCTGTCCCTGGCAATACCAGGGTGCCGAATGCGGCTACACCGGAACCGCGTACTTCAACGCTAACGATGAAACCGTCAGCTCCCGCGCGCAGGATGCCTGTGGCAAACGCCTGGCGTCCTGTCAGAAGCGCTTTGGCGTGAATGCTGAGTTGCCCTTTGGCGGGTTTCCTGCAGCGGGGTTGATCCGGTGATGCTCGAGGCCAATCAGACGCTGGCGCTGGCCCATGCTGCTCGGGAGTTTCCCCGCGAAGCCTGTGGCTTGCTCGTCATTCACAAGGGCAGGGAGACCTATGCTCCGTGCCGCAACATTGGCGTGGGAACCGATCAGTTTGTGATCCACCCCGAGGACTATGTGCGCGCCGACCAGCTTGGCGAGATCGTGGGAGTGTTTCACTCCCACCCCAACTTGAGCCCTGAACCCAGCCAGGCGGACCGTGTGGCATGCGAAGCCACGGCATTGCCCTGGTTCATCGCGAGTTTTCCTGCCACGCAGTGGATCGAGTTGCTCCCGCAAGGCTATGCCGCACCGCTGGTCGGGCGCGAATGGTCGCATGGTGTGCTCGACTGCTACTCGTTGATCCGGGACTGGTACGCCCAGGAGCGCGGCATCGATCTGCCGGATTTCACCCGCTTTGACGAGTGGTGGAAGCGCGGTGAAAACCTGTACCTGGACAACTTCGCTGGCGCAGGCTTTCATGTGGTGGAGCCAGCTGACATGAATTTGGGTGATGTCCTGCTGATGCAGGTCGCATCTCCCGTGCCCAACCACGCTGCCATTTACCTGGGAGATGGTCTCATCCTGCACCACCTGCAGGGCAGGCTCTCCAGTCGCGATGTCTATGGCGGCTACTGGCAAAAGATCACCACCCACACCCTGAGACATCAACTCTTGCAGTAACACCAGCATGGTCACGATCCTTCTTCTCGGTGAACTGGGCAAGCGCTTCGGGCGTCGGCACAGGATGGCGGTGACCTCGGCGGCTGAGGCCGTGCGCGCCCTTTGTGCCAACTTTCCCGGTTTTGAGCGGGAATTGGTCGCCTCGGGTGAGCGAGGAGTGGGCTATCGGGTGCTGGCTGGACGGGATGCGCTGAGCCTTGATCGTCTGCACGAGCCCAGTGGCCGACAGCGCATCACCATCGCGCCGGTCGTGTCCGGGGCCGGTGGTAACGGGCTGGGTCAGATCCTGCTGGGCGCTGCCCTTATCGCCGTATCCTGGTGGAATCCGATGGGCTGGGCCGCAGCAGGCTCTTTTCTGTCGCAGGCCACTTTGTATTCAGTGGGCACATCCATGATCCTGGGCGGTGTGGCACAGATGATTGCCCCCACC